CAACTTCATTTGCGGTAGATACCAAAGTCCCATAATCATATACAATAATAATTTTTTGTGTTACAGGATCATATGATTGAATATATCCAGAACCAGATCCTGTAAAGATTTGATAGTTTGTTGTGAAATTGTATTGTGCTTTATATAAAGAAACTTCTTGTCCATCAAAATGATCTACATCAGAAGTTCCTTCTTGAGATCTAGTAACACTGAGATCATTACCATTGACACCTACAATTTGTAAAATTTCCTGACCAATCTGAATTAAATCATTGACGGCAAATCCTGATGCATCATCAACAGTTACTTTTGTGCCGCCCGCTGGTACACCAACGTGTCCGACGTAGATAGTAAACCTTGCGGTAGATTGAGAAGCACCAGACCTTACTAGATCTTCATCAGCAACAGATAGATAATCTCCTCTTGCATATCCAGATCCAGCATCTTGAATTTGGATGTTAGAAACTACACCTGCATCAGATACAGTAAATGTAGCAGTGGCACCAGATCCCGATCCACCAGTAAGAGCAACACTAGTGTAAGTACCAGCAGTATAATCAGCTCCACCATTGAGAATTTCATAACGACCAATTCCAGTAAAATTAATAGCAGATTTATTGCTAGGTGGAATCAGAATAGCTTCTTGATACAACCTCTTCCTAAGATAATAAGTCTTAGTTTTAGTTGCGTCATCAGGATTGATGTCAATTGTTACTTTATCACCAATTCCTAATCCATGAGGTGTTGATGTTTCAACTAGTGCTACACTTTGATTAACTTCAAATGGATTGAGTCCATCACTAAGAGAAGTTAGTGTTACTACTTTTGTTCCAGAAGTATTGAATAAATTACTTGACTGTAAGAAGTAATTATCATCTACAATCCATGTACCAGTGAGAACCTTGATCTGGACTGTGTTTTGAGAGGATGTTCCTTCTAAAACTTGTGCAGTTGCAATAGGAGCATTTACACCATCAGTTAAACTTAATGTTGCACCTTTAGTGTAAGAACTTCTCTGATCCAATAAAATCAAGAACGTTTTGATAGAAGCAGAGAAAGTTCCAGATTCATCAAAAGTTCCACTTACATTTCTAAGAACAATTGTATTGTCATTTCTAACTGTACCAACAATGGAACCAAATGCACCAGATGATGGTTGTGTTAATGTATCATCCGCAAACAAATATGCACTTTGAATTGTCGTTAGCTTTACAACTCTATCCTCTTTGCATTCTAAGTAATTAACATTCTTTCCTTTTACAGAAGAAATAATAGATTCAACTTCAGATCCTTCTGTTCCTCTATTATCAAAATACAATTGTGAGTTAACAGAGAAGTTATTGGAGGATCTGATTACATCAATACTATCAACTGTTCCAGATTTTACTTCGCCAATAGAAGCAATAACACCTTCACCATTGCCTTGCATTCCAGGAATCAAATATTTCTTGGAATTTTTTGGAATATCATCTTGATTGATGTTGGAGTTGTAATTACTATCAACAGGGAGAGAATAGAAGTTCTCTCCTAAAATGTACGGGTATTGCGGTACTTGATTGCTATCAATAGTAATGAAATAAGCATAAGTTCCTTTCGGAAAGTCTGGGGTAACTGTAAATCTTCCATTATTCTCGTCTAATGTGCCACTCTTGTGAGTGTACGTGTAATCATTATTAAATGATCCAAGAGGATACTTAGAAAGTGAGGGACCCTCTTTACGAGTTCCATTCAAAGAATAACTAGATGTCATTCTTACAATAGAAGAATTGGGATCTAGTGGATTCTCATAACCAAATGGACCATAGATTGGATTACCGTCATAAGCGAATCCAATAATAGGAGAATGAGTTTTTGTAGCGGGTTCAGTTCCTGCAGTGTTGATGTTGTCATTAAGAGCAACACGTAAAGCTTTTGGATTACCAACATATCCATAACCATATTCTAGTGAAATGTTATAATTTTGAAAAATGTAACCATACTCTGTATCAAGTTCATTTTCAATTCTATTAAATCTGTTGAAGTTCCACTCTTTTAGTAATGGGATACCTGTTGCATCTTCACCAACTGGAATGATATCTACAATAACAGTATTTTGATTATAGAAGTTTCCTTCATCAATTTTATCAAATCCTGTGATATTGCCATCAGTGTTTACAATTGCATTATAAGTTGCAAATCTTCCTCTTCCAGCATTATCTCTAATTCTTACAGTTGGAGGAGATGAATAGAATTCACCAGGATTATCAATAACCAAACTAGTAATTTTACCACCAGTTACGACTGCACGGACTTCTGCACCTCTACCAGAAGTAATAGTAATTTCTGGAGTTTTTGGAAAAATGTCTTCAGTGTCTACAATAATTCTTTCTACAACCTGACCAGTCAGAACTGCTCTAGCTTTATTTGGAACCTGATCAATCAATACAAAAGGTGGTTTTGCATAACCTCTTCCTTGTGTGTTAATTCTAATTTCTTCCAGTTTTCCAAAACGAATACTATCGTGATCCCTGAAACCGTAGACAGGGACACCGTTTAGAAGGATACCAACGTCTCTGTTTGGAGTCTTATATTTTTCTGTAGTTCTTGTCGCTTCTTTTCTAATAATACGAAGAATTCTTTGATCTAGTAATGTCTCGCTTACTGTAGATCCATCTAAAATCTTATGTGATGGGAAAGAAGAAGATGTGATATAATAATATTGATCATCTGCAAAAATAGATGATACATCTGTAGTCAATTGACTCAAAGATGTTTGAATACTTGGTAATGTTGGAATGACTGGCGCAGTGCCTTGATTCAACAACCATCTTGTTTGATTAGTTCCAGTCTGAACAATTTTAGGATCTGCCGTTTCAAATCCAGGTCTGGATACAAGAATCTTATCACCAGGACTAGAATAAGGTTGAGCAGATTCTGGTTTTAAATTATAGACAACACCAAATGTAAGTAACGTTACATCAGAATTTGCAATAGTTACTGGTTTGTATACCGCTGTTCCTACTGGGTATGCAACAGCTGTAGAAGGTTGTCTCTCATCAATGATAAACTGAGTTACAGTTTTTTGTTTAAAAGTAATAGTTTCAGTTCCAATTAAAATAGAACCTGTTTTTTCCCAACCAATAGTAGAAGATACATTAATCCTGTCACCAGTGCTATCTGTTCCAGCAACAGATTTTTCTAGTTTAGTTTTGGTTGAAATTGCAAAAGAACCATTGACTGTTTCTGGTGCTAATACAATATTATAGATTACTTCACCATCAGCAGTGCCATCAGCATATACGTTATCTACAACAGCGTCTGCATATCCATATTCTGCAGTGGCAGTCTGAACAATTTTCTTTCCAATTAAGTCATTAACATTACCAGATACAATCTTACATTTAAGAGCATATACATTAGTCCAATCAGACTCAGATGATTTATATGTAAAATCTCTCGGTTTGTAAACCTCAGGTTTATTAGTATGTTCCTTTGCAACAATAGTGTTGAAAATAAACTGAATAGAACTCTTAGTTCCTTTTGCTTTATAGAACTTCTGAATATTTTTGATCAGAGTTCTCTTGTCAACTTCACCTCTAAGATATTTCTCAGGAAAAGATCCTAGATATTGGTTCTCAAAATTCTTTACAAGTGCATACAGGAAAAGGTTACTTACATTAAAAACCTTTTGCCCAGCATTATGCGGTGCCGCATCTGTACTAGTAAAATTGCTTGCTTCATATAGATCACCAAGAGATGTGTTGCCACTAACACCTCTAGAGCAGTCTTGGAACTCTGTGTCGGTCCTTGTGGCATAGAAGATGATCTCATTATCAATGCGGATGTATCCGTTCTTCTTTGGGAAGGATTGTGCATCTGTGACAGTGATCGTAGTATCGCTATCAGTAATAGTAGCTGTTAGACTATCGTGCTGCGTAAGAATGTTCTTTTCATAAAAATCAATATCAGCATACTTTTGGAGGTTATTAATAACATCCAAAGTACCACCCTGTACTTCCTGAGCTTCGTAATACTTCTGAACGAACTTACTAAACAGTTCATATTCATCTGTAATAAAAGCGGGAAGCTGCGTCTCAATGAGAGTAGAAATTCTCTTAGTCTTTACAGCAGGCATTTACTTTACTCTTTATATGCAGTGAACGAGGAATTAGCAACGTCAACGTCAAGATAAACCTCACGGAGTGCCTTGATATCATTAGAAAGTGGTTTTACTCTTAGTGAAATGCGATTATCAAAGAAACTACCCTTAATGATAGTCAGAGCATACATTTTAAGTTCACCTTTTACATAATCAATATCGCCAATATCGCTGTCAAGGACAACCTTTTCGCCAGTTACGCTATCTAGTCTATATAGGACAATTTTGCCACCTCTATCTTCAACGTACACATCAAAGTTAGGATACTCAGTGACTCTAAACCCAGTGCTAGAAAGGACTGGATCATCACAATCACTATCAAATGCGTTTTGAAAACATACTTCATAATAGAAGGTAGAATTCAAAGAAGGATAGAAATCCTTTCTCATTGTAACTTCAGTTAGATTTGAATTGATGGATTTATCAGCGTCATCAATCACACCAACTGTTTTACTATATCTAAATTTGCCGTTGAACTTCTCAGTATCAGAAGTATCAAGATAAGACTGCACACTACCAATAACTTTGTCTCTAATTTGTGCTGGTGTTTGGTCTGTTGACTCACGATTATAATAGATCTTACTCGTTAGCTCAACGTATAGAATAGAAGGATCAATTAATTTTGGTTCCACAGAAGCAACAACATACTTCTTGAGTTCTTCAATAATCTGATTTTTAGTTAAAGATGTCAAATAACTAGCATCTTTTGGTTTGAGTGCAATGAAGACTCTGCCATACTCAGGTGGATCTTGATCTTCTCCACCAAAAATGATAATATCACTGGTTGCAGGATACACTTGACGGACAATTGCCTCGTAGTCCTGAGCGGTCACTGCACGGTCCTGTGTGCCGTATGCCTTAGGAGCGGTATATTTGATCTTCTGGGTGCTTTCAATCTCTTCACCGCCTGCTGAGGCAGTAGTAGAAGTGATAGAAGTAGTAAATGCGCTAGGAGATACACCCTGAGGGTTCTCAAGTACACCAGAGAAGACAAATGTTCTTACTCCGTTGCTTTCTGGACCTGATGTTGTTAAGTAAGAAACTTCAATACGTGCATTGTTCTCTAGTTTTTTACCTAGAATACCATCACCCATAAGGATTTCATATCTTTCATCCTCAATCTCGTCAAGGAAGAAGACTTTGGATGTGCCATCAACACCTAGAATGTTATCTGCTACAAGGTATGGTTCACTGAAGCTACCTCCAGTAGGATATACCTTCACTCTAATTGTGTTGGTGTCAATATTTTGGTTGTCAAGGATGAACCTCTGACCCTTCAGTGCAGTGTTTACAGTGAAGGTATTGATTAGTTGTGTTCCTTCGTTTACAGCAACATCAGTAAACGTTGCCACATCATTAACAACTTGTGCTTTTACATCATCAAGTACAACATACTGATACACATTGTTGTCATAACTGGCAATGAAACCACTTCCTTTCTTGAGAATTAGTTCAGTATCAGTTGTTGGGTTAGTATAATTTACAGTAAAAGAGACATACGCAGTAGGAGAGGTAGCACTCTTGGGTCTGTACCCTAGTTGCTTCGCAATCGCTACTACGTTGTCTCTTAAGGTGGCAGAATCAATGAATAGTTCATTGACTACCATATTAGTGTTAAACGCCGTGTAGTACGTGTTATACGCTAATACATCAATTAGGTTGGATAATGCACTGCCTTCAAAATCATAGTCAGTAAAATCCGTTTGTGCTCTCATGTAATCTTTGAGAGCAACTTTGATATCTTCAAAGTCTAAGTTGGCAACCTGAGTATAAGGCATTATCGTGTACGCTCTAAGAAGAATTCTACAGCTACTGGTGCGTCTTCCCTACCAACAATAGTATAGTATAGTTCAACATCATAACCATTAGTATTGTAGTCAGGTGTACAGATGATATCTGCAACACTAACTCTCGGTTCGTAACGATTGATGGTTTCTTTGATAGCAGTTTTAATCAACGCTGCAGAACCATAGTCTAATGGTTCAAACAACATATTACGAACATCACAACCCAAATTAGGTTGAAATGGTCTTTCTCCCTTATTCGTTAAAAGTAAGGCAGTAATCGCTTGAACGATAGCTGCCTTGTCCTTCACCTGTACCAAATCGTTTGATACAGGATGTTTCTTAAACGTAATGCTCAGATCTTTGAATGTCTGAAAGGAAGGCATTTAGACACAGCAACAGGCTGTTTCTATTTATCACTTACCGCAGAATCCGTCCGCCCACTCTTCTTGGTTGTCAAAGATTTCACCCTCTTTGACATCTTTTCTTTTACCTGCTTTTCTTAAATACTTGTCACTTTCAACCTCGGTGATAAGAGTCATTCCCGACTTCTTAAAGTCTTCACCCTTGTCCACTCTCTTGTCCATCGTTGGTCTCCTTCCGTAGTTTTCGTTCGTTGTGTGTTTCCCAAAAATATTCGTCAGTGTCACCAAGGCGTCCCCAGTCCGTTCCAGACTCAACTTGGTATTCTATAGTAGAAACCTTGAAGTCGGGCATACGAGGCGTCTCAGGCGTGATAGAGAGGTCGTAGAACCGTGTCCTGTTATTAGGATACAATGCAAATTGACCATTCTCTAATGCAATGCAGTTATGCGACTTATGCTCCTGGGGTACTTCACTTACATTATTATCTATCACATCAGGGTTTGCATGGTAGTTGTCTAATGTAAACAAATACTGACCTTTCATGAACCCATGGTCCCTGGTGTAGATCTCCGCGTCCATAGAGCTTACAAAACCCTTATTGATCGCCATGACCCCATAGTCCATACAATTCCAAAATTGTAGGTTCTCTAGACTCATATCTGGCGTCGGTGTTTTCGGCGCTCGGAGAAAAGCACTAATAGGTAACTTATCATACATTGCACCGTACTCAGGTAAGTACGTCTCAAAGTAAAAAGCACGTCCAGGTATTGACTTTGCAGATACCCAGACGCCTTCAACGAATTCTCCGTGACCGTCCTGATGATCTCTGAGGTATTCCTTACGGACCCACACCTTCTCAGCAGGAAGATTACAGATTAGATTCATCTTCCCTGTCCCCGATAACGCTTCTTCTTGCCGTTGCGAGAACTGGCAGCGTACTTTGTGTGCTGCCCTGCACCTTGTCGCGTTTTCTTGGGTTTAGACTCAATGGTAGGTCCGCCAGACAGACCAACTTTGCTTCGTGCCATAGGTTATTGTAAATTAGAACCAATTACTATTGTAGGGTGTTGGAACGGTCCTGTCAAGGGTCTCGGTGTACCTCCTACCACTAACTGAGCTTCGTCCCCAGTAACAGCAGGTAACTGTCCGTTAATATAGACAGTAGTATTAATTGCTGGTCTGATAATCCTTGTACCTGGTTGACATGGTAAAGGACTGAGAGGATTAATCTTTACCCCTACTACATCATCACATGCATAGGGTACAGGAGCGCCTGCAACGATCTCTAAGGTCTCTCCATCTACTTTCACCGTTGTCGGTATTGGAGTCCCTCCTATGGGTGCTGCAGCGTACACACACGTCGCATCAGAAGATACTGTATCAACTGTCTCTGGTCCTACAAGGTTTGGCATTAGTACGCAACCGATTTTGCTATCTTCACGAGATCTCCTTTGATCCCTTCAACATTATTATGTAGATAGTCTAATGTCTGAGCAACCGTCTCGTACTCCTCAGCATTCGGACGCTGATACATCAACGTGGGGCGCTCTATCTGGGATATCCGTTGGTCCAGGCTCGTCAACTTCTCTGACTGCCATAGGAGCGTTCTCTCCAACTC